GGACGCCAGCCCCTTTCGGGGCCAGCGTCCGCTCAGGCAGAGTCCACTGCTCTGTTGCCGTCTCTGGTTGGCTCCTGGTGTCCCTGCTAGGCAGCCTTGATCGCTTCGAGCGGCTGCGTGGTGCTCTGGTCCTGCTCCGCGAGGATGCGCTTGATCTCGTCGCGCATCTCGTCGAGGCCGTCGGGCGGGTTGTACTGTGTCGCGCGGTAGTCCTTAGAGCCCTTGACACCGAGGATGCGGATTCCCTCCGAGTAGAACCGGAGGACCTCCTCCCGGTCGGAGCCGTCCGACTTGAGGGAGAGATAGACCGTTCGCTTGGAGGCCGAGCCATCCGAGGCCGCGACGAGGAACGGCACCATGATCCTTTCCGGGTTTGGCTCATCCGACCCGTGATAGGTCGGCTCGGGCCACGGCAGGGGCTCCCATCCGGTGAACTTCAGCTCCCGGCCGTTCTTGCTGATGCCGATGGCGGCAACCCATTTGTTGCGCTCGCTCATCCGGCGGTCCACCTTGGCCGGGTCGTCAGCCTTGGGACGGTCGGGAAAGAGCATTCGGGCAACTTCGAGAGCGAGCTTGTACGCGCCGTCCGGGGCGTTCGATCCCGCCATCGGGCTCAGGATCACGTCGAAGCCGAGGCCGTCGAGCCTAGGCTCGACCGTGAGGCTCACGTTCGCGGCTTTGTCGGGTCGCTTCCACGCCGTGTAGGTCGCCCCTCTCGGGAAACCCACAACCTCTCGCAGGCTTCCCGTGACCACGTCGAACGCGGGCCGCTCGCCCGCGGAGAGCTTCCCGCGAACCGTCGCGGTCCACTCGGAAAGGAACGTCTTCTCGATCATGTGCGCTCCATTGCCTTGCATCGGTAGGGGGGTCGCGGTTTAAAACCGCACCCCCGATGCCATCGCGTCATGCGATGGTGCCGCGCTAGTAGGCTTCCACAATGGGACGCGGTTTTCGGAGGGGGGTGGGGTCGGGGGTGCTTACTTTCTCAACGGTCGCGCGGGCTGGCATGGGAGTTGCTATAGCAGGGAGTGTGCCAGTGCAACCCCTTGAGAATCAGTGACTTGCAGAGCTGCTTACTTCTTCAACAGTGCTGCCCTGTTGAGAAAGTGAACCAGTTGTCCTAAGGCCGACCCTAAAGGGAGGGGTTAGGGGTGGGGGTCTCAGAGCTAGAAATTTTTTTCCTCCACTTTCTTCAACTTAGGACGCCTAGAGCCCCCGCCCCAAAAGAGCAATTTGAGCACTTTAAGCACTTTTTAGCTCCTCCGCCCCCCCAAACCCACGCCACAGGGGGCCAAAAAAAGCCCCCCTGCAGTGAAGGAAGGGAGAAGCAAGAAGCTTGCCCCGCCAAGAAAGTAACTTCTAGTCAGGACGGACACGTTCCCTTTCTATATATACTATAAAGGAACCTGTCCGGGGCATTTTTGGAGCTGCAAGTCTCCTTTTTTCAGCTACTTGCGAGGGACAAGTTGGGTCAAAAAGGGAACCTGTCCCTGGAAAGAGGCCCAAACTTGACATCGGGAGTTAAAAGCTGCTATCCTCGGGCTGCTTCAGGGGAAAGGGAGCTTTTGCAGTCCCTTTTCCTCCCCTTTCCTCCCCCTGCGAAACCCCTTCCCTTGAAGCACTTAGGAGAAAGAGGAGAAACATGGCGCTTTTCAGCCGCTCGACCCCAGAAAGCCCCTCGGACAGGTTCCTTTCCAGAATCGCTGAGAGCCTGGACCAGCTGGCGAGGCTCTACAGCCTTGACCTGGCGTCCAGGGGCCTCGTGACAGCCACCTCAGAGCTTGAGGGGGAGATCCTGGAGACCTCGGAGGAGTCCCTGGCTACCCTGGAAAGGGAGGAAGAAAGGAAAACGCACTTTGGACTCGCCCCGGATAGAGAGTATGCCCCCCTTGACCCCGCTGGAAACCCCTGGCCTGCCACTGCAGCAGGAGGAAGCCCTCTCTTCGGTGCCTCCTGGGCCTTCCCGGTTGGGCCTGAAGGCGCGGAGAACCCTGAACCTAATCCTCAAGAGGCAGGGCGTGGATGAAAAAGACCTCCCTGCGCTGCTGCAGGATAAGATCACCAAGCGTTCGAGGAAGGGCAAGGCTGGGCAGATAGTGGTCAGGAGCCTGAGTGGCGTCACGCACAACTCCGCTGCGATGCTAGCTAGGAAACTGGAGAACTCCATCAGCTCAGGAAGAGAAGACCTGATAGAGAAGCTAGAAGCTTCTGCTTCCACCAACCAGACCATCAAGCAGGTGATTAGCCTGCTGACTAAGCGCCCGGACTTCTCCCTGGCCCGAGCTATAGCCGAAGCAGGAGCGGATGTGGCGAATGTCCTCGACAACTATGCCAAGGGTGCCCTGGCGCTGCAGAAGATGGAGACCGTGCTCAGCCTCTACAAGGAGATGCCGGTACTGGTAAGGGACATCCTGCGGCATGCTATCGACAAGGAGACCACCTGCGAGGTCTGCTTGGGAGCAGGACAGGTCCCCTACAAAGCAGGAGCTAACAAGCTTAGCCAAAGCTGCCCGAGATGTGGGGGGTCAGGGAAGGCTATGCAGGCCTCTGAACACAAGGAGTTCGCAGTCCAGAAGGTGCTGGAAATGTCAGACATGCTCCCCAAGCGGGGCGCTCCAATGGTGAACGTAAACCAAGCTGTCCAAGTTAACCAGGCTGGAGGAGGTGATCTTCTTGCGAGGCTGTCTAAGGCCGCTGATGACATTCTTTATTCTGGCGCTGCTCCTGGGAACGCTGGGAGCCGGTCTTCTTTTGGGGATGTTGTTGATGCTGAGCTGACAGAGGAGGCTGGAAGCTAGGATGTACTCCCTAGCAGTGGTGGAGAAGAACCGCCTGAAGCTGGAGTCCAGCCTGGGCCTAGAGCTGCCCTACTGGAGCTACCAGGAGGTGAGAGACTTCTCCCTGAGGCTGAAGGGCAAGTTTGCAGAGGATGGAGTCCAGCTGGAAGCCCTAAGCCCCGAGGAGCAGCACTTTATCACTTCCAGCAGGCTCCTGGCCAAGATCGACTTTAGGTTCTTCCTAACCCGCTTCTGCATGATTCTGACTGACCAGAAGAAGCTAGAGCCAGTGGTGCCCTGGCCATCCCAGGAGAAAGTCCTGAAGGTGCTAGCTGACGAGGAGCAGCGGCAGGATGAGTTCGGGGTGGTCAAGATCCCTATAGCGCTGTTGAAGTCTCGGCAGGTGGGTGGGACTGTACTAGGGGAAGGGCTAGTAGCCCATATGGTGTTCCTTAATGCCAACACCCAGGGCCTGATAGCTTCCGACCACCCAGACACCTCCCTTAACCTCTACCATGTGCTGACCCGGATCTACGACAACATGCCACCCTGGTTCAGACCCCCGATCAAGGGGAGGGTAAAGGGCACCCACTTGCACTTCCCTGACCTTGACAGTGATGTGCTGGTCGGGGCAGGGAACCAAAAAACCACCATGGGTCAGGGCATGAACATTGACATCTGCCACCTGACCGAGCTGTCCACCTGGGAGTTCCCCAGCTACATTGACGAAGACCTGATGCCTGCGTTCAACTCCAGCAGGAAGCACCACTCGGTGATCCTGATGGAAAGCACAGGAGCTGGCGCAAAGGGAAACTGGTTCCATGACCACTTCATGGCTGCATGGAAGAAGAAGACCTCTTTCAAAGCAGTCTTTGCTGCGTGGTACCTCCGCCCAAACAACAGGGTACGCTCCGAGGGCTTCGAGTTCCTCCAGCACACCCTGGACATGGCTAAGCGCGTCCAGCAGGAGTCTGGGGAAGCTCTTGACAAGGAGCAGCTAGCCTTCTACCAGTACACCCGGAGGGACTTCGAGGAGAAGGGGGAGCTAGAGAAGTTCTACCAGGAGTACCCTTCCACGGTGGAAGAAGCCTTTCAGACAGGGGTAAAAGCAGCATTCCCCCTGGAGCTTCGCAGCAAGCTCAGGGACCGGGTCAGGGTCCCTGTCTTCGTGGGGGAGATCAATCTCCTCACTGGGAAGCTGAAGAAGGTAGACGTGGAAAGCTACTTGGCCAGCGAGGATCCTGGGAAGTGGGAAGGCCGACTGGTGATATGGGAACTCCCCAAGAAAGGCCGCTTCTATGTGGTAGCAGTGGATGCCTCCCATGGGATGGACGCGGACAACGCTGCCATAGAAGTCCTAAAAGTAGGCACCAGGAGGGAGAAAGATGAGCAAGTTGCAGAGTGGGCAGGAGACTTGCCCCCTGGAGATTTGGCAACGGTCGCGGGGATTATCGGACGAATTTACCGTGATAAGGATGCCGATTTGGACGCGCTCATGGCCGTCGAATGCAATCCAGGTTCTCCCGGCACCACCACCCAGCTGGTCCTCCAGCAGCTCGGCTACAACAACTTCTATATGTGGCGTCGTCCTCATGCAGCCACAGGAGGGGAGACCCTGGTTTATGGCTGGTGGACTACCCCTGCCACCAGACCGCTGCTAACTAACTTGCTAGTGGAGTACCTAAAGAAGGAAGAGATCCAGATCAACTCCCCCCAGCTAATCGAGGAGATGGGGACCTTTGTGAGAACTAGGACTCCAAGTGGGAAGGTCCACCTGGCAGCCTTCGAGGGCTACCATGATGACCGACTCCTGGCCCTAGCTATAAGTCTCTATGTAGCCCATGAGGATGACGTGGTGAACCTCGCTGATGAGAGAAGGCGTTCCGAGGAGGCCAGGAAGCTCTCTGCAGCCAAGCCCAAACCCAAGCAGATCTGGCAGGCTGCTGCCAGCATGGCCTCAGGGGAGTCGGTGGAAGGCCTCTACCAGAAGGCCTGGGACGCCGCCGAGCAGCTTGCAGGTGTTGACAAGGACTAGGGAAGTAGCTAAACTAACAGTCCAGAAAGGTAGGACCCGTGTTTATCAATATCCAGGTCTCAGACGAGCTTTACACGAAGTATGCCGAGAAGGCTCCTGACCGGCCCCAGAGAGCAATGGCTGACACTCTGAAGGCCTTCGTGGACCTAGAGCCAGGAGAGGCTATGGTGGTGCTCAGGGCTGAGACGCTGAGAGAGGTGTCCCGGATCCTAGGTCATCCCATCAGCACCCCCAAGGAGCTGCTGGAGCACCTGACCCGCTCGGAAAGGGTCACCCTAGGCGAGGGAATCGAGGTAGAGCTTAACCCCGGCCAGCGGGCCCGACTAAAGGCCCAGGCAGAGTTTTTCAAGCAACCCCTGGAAGAGTTTGCCAAGAAGCAAGTGGCAGCTGGGGTGGTTGCCATAGTTGGACCATAGGAGGCCTAAGTGGCATTTGTAGAAGAAGTCTTCAAGAACGGAAGCAAGTGGTACGGGGGCTCCACTGGTCACGAGTACTCCCCCAG